CCATGGGCGCGTGCCTGCAGCCACTGGGAGAGTTCGTGGGCTCAATCGGCATGGACCGCCCGCTCGCCAGTTACAGCCGCCTTGAGGTGCTGGCACTGATTGATGCGGTGGTCACCGCCTATCAGGGCCAGATGACGGCTGAGCACGAACGCATGGCCGCGCGCGACCGGGCGTTTTTGCACGAGCGCCTGAGCTTGCAGAAGGGACGTGTGTGATGCTGGACTTCAACGCCCACCCCAAAATTCAGGAGCAGATCAGCCAACTCATTGATGCAGCGTTAACACGTGAGCGTGCAGGCCAGACGCCGCGCGACTACTTAGGCGCATCGCGCTTGGGCGTTTCATGCGAGCGCGCGCTGCAATACGAGTACACGCACACACCGGTGGACGCCGGCCGTGATTTCTCAGGCCGCTTACTGCGCATCTTCGAGGTGGGCCACACGTTGGAAGACCTGGCCATCCGCTGGCTGCGCATGGCAGGGTTTGACTTGTACACGCGCAAAGTCCAGGGTGGCCAGTTTGGTTTTTCTGTGGCGGGTGGTCGCATCCGGGGCCATGTCGACGGCATCTTGAACACCGGGCCTGCCGATCTGGGCGTGAGCTACCCGGCGCTATGGGAGTTCAAGACCATGAACGACAAGTCCTGGCGGGACACCGTCAAGCACGGGGTGGCCAAGTCCAAGCCTGTCTATGCCGCGCAGGTCGCGGTCTACCAGGCGTACATGGAAGCCAGCATTGCGGGCATCTCTGCCAACCCGGCGCTTTTTACGGCCATCAACAAAGACACCCAGGAAATCTGGTTCGAGTTGTTGCCCTTTGACGGAGGTTTGGCGCAGCGCATGTCGGACCGTGCCGTGCGCGTGATCACCGCCACCAGCGCAAGCGAGGTCTTGCCGCGCTTTGCCACCACGCCTACCCACATGGAGTGCAAGTTCTGCGCTTGGCAGGACCGCTGTTGGGGGACTCCATGACGGCTGACAACATCGTCTGGCTGGACTACAACAACGCCCCCGAACAAAGGCTTGAACCGGCTGCCGACACGCAGGCGCTGCGTGATGGTCTGCTGGAGCGGCTCGAATCGGTGTTGCTGTACTTGTTCCCCAGTGGCCGTATTCGCGGCAACAAGTTTTATGTCGGCGACATTGATGGCGCACCGGGCAAGAGCCTGGTTGTCGAGCTCGATGGTCCCCGGCGCGGGCTGTGGAAGGACTTCGCCGATGACGATGGCGGCGACCTGATCGCAGCCTGGGCCAAGTCACGGGGGCTGTCGACGCAGCACGACTTTCCGCGCATCGCCGATGAAGTCCGTCAGTGGCTTGGCTTTGCACCGCCAGTGGACCATGGGGCCAGACGCGACAGGCGAGATATAGGAACGATCCCCATGGATGAGTTGGGTCCCTACACCGCCAAGTGGGACTACGTCGGACTCGATGGCGAACTGATTGCCTGTGTCTACCGCTACGACCCACCGACGGGCAAGGAGTTCAGGCCGTGGGATGTGCGCGCGCGGATGTGGCGTGCCCCCGATCCTCGTCCGCTCTACAACCTGCCAGCCTTGCAGGCGGCCCGCACCGTGATCCTGGTCGAGGGTGAAAAGTGCGCTGACGCTTTGATTGGCGCAGGCATCGTGGCCACCACCGCCATGAACGGGGCCAAAGCACCGGTGGACAAAACAGACTGGTCTGCGCTTAAGAACAAAGATGTGCTGATCTGGCCGGACCGCGACGCGCCGGGCTGGGACTACGCCGAGAGCGCCGCACGCGCCTGCGCAGCCGTGGGCTGCCAGTCAGTGTCCATCCTTGTGCCGCCAGCTGACAAGCCGCTCAAGTGGGACGCCGCCGACGCAGCGCAGGAAGGTTTTGATTGCGCCGCCTTCATCGCGCAGGCTGAACGCCGGGTGATTAAAGCTGCTGCGCCCATGGTGCCAGCCTTCACGCTGGGCGCATTGCTTGATGATGACTCACCGCTGCCCGAAGATTTGATTGAGCCGCGCGTGCTGACCCCGGGCGGTTTGCTGGTGTTTGGCGGTGCGCCCAAGGTGGGCAAAAGCGACTTTCTGCTGGCCTGGCTGACCCACATGGCCGCCGGTGCATCGTTTTTGGGGATGAGGCCACCCCGGCCGCTGCGGGTGTTCTACCTGCAAGCCGAGGTCCAGTACCACTACCTTCGCGAGCGGGTGAAGGGCATTCGCCTCTCGCCAGAGCATTTGACGCTGGCGCGTACCAATTTCATGGCCACGCCGCAGTTGCGCCTGATTCTGGACAACGACGGGCTGGCGCAGGTCATCCCGGCCATGGTGGCCGCCTTCAACGGTCAGACCCCCGACATCATCGTGATCGACCCGATTCGCAACGTCTTTGACGGCGGCGACGCAGGCGGCGAGAACGACAACGGCGCGATGCTGTACTTTTTGTCTCAGCGCGTGGAGCGCATTCGCCAGGCCGTCAACCCCGAAGCAGGCGTGATCCTGGCGCACCACACCAAAAAGCTGGGCAAGCGCCAGTTTGAGGAAGACCCGTTTCAGGCCCTGGCAGGTGCTGGCAGCCTGCGCGGCTACTACTCGTCCGGGATGCTGCTGTTTCGCCCCGATGAGGCGCAATCCACCCGCCACCTGATCTACGAGCTGCGCAACGGCCCAGCCATTGAGACCAAGTTCGTCGACAAGATGGACGGCCAGTGGCACGAGGTCGACGCGCGCGACAGGCTGGTGCTCAAAGAGTATGGCGAGCGGCTCGATGCCGAACGCAGGCGAAAGCGCGATGCGATTTTGCAGATCCTCTTTGAGGAGGCGGCTCTGGGGCGCTGCTACACCGCCAACCAACTGGCCGAGTCCTTTGAGGGCAAGGCCGGTCTGGGCGGCGAGCGCACGATCCGCGAGCGGATCTCGGCCCTGTCCACGCAGGGCTACATCAAGTTTTTTCGCAACAGCACGCACTACGGACTGCCGTCGATTGGGCGCTCCAAGTTTGGCTACCTGTGCGTCGAGGGCATGGTCCTGAACACGCCCGCAGGTGAGCCCGATCCGGACACCGGCGAGCTGCCTCTGCGTGCGCTCGGGGTGCTGCCAACCCACTACAAATGCCCGCAATCCGGGGCCGCGATGCCCGTCGAAAACCCGGATGTGTGGGTTTACCAAGAAATTAGCAACAACCCGCAGGAGCACGAATGAACACGATTTGCCAAGATAGAACCCGCACGAGTGCAGCGTTGTCATACGCCCGCATTGACCCGCATCAGTTCGAAAACGCCCTCAATGGCTGTCCGTTAGCAACGGCTGGCACGGGCCCGCAGGAATACGCAGGGACCCGCAGCAGTTTGCGGAAACAAGTTGGCAAAAGTTTTGCCAACTGGACCCCACTTTTTGCCAACTGGATTCAGTTGGCAGACCCTTGCCAACTTCATTACCATATAAATCAACCACTTAGCTCGAAGTTGGCAAGTTGGCAAGTTGGCAGACGGCAAATTTTGCCAACTGCCCGCAAACCCGCATGGATCCTAGGTTCTTACCTAATTTTAAGTTGGAGAAAACTCCCCTATCTCTCCGAGATAGGTAGGCAAACCCCGCTGACGCGGTTTTGCCAACCTAAACATCTCGGTTCGGCTTTTTTCGATTTGGCAGGGGTTCAGTCATGAAGCCCAAAACACTGCGCTTGCCCAGCCTGCCAATGGTCGGGATGGTGGTGATGCACCAAGGTCAAAGATTTGAGCTGTGCGCAATCCAGCCGTATGTGACGCATCGTGGCCTGAGGTCGCTGATCCTGCAGTGGCAAAGCCACTGTGCAACTTGCGGCCAGGCCTTCACGGTCAGCACGGGCAGGGCTGTATCGACATTGAACCGTCGCTGTTCTAGCCATCACGCGCCGGGTCGGCGTGTCGTTGAGCAAAGCTTGGTAACTCCCCCTGAAGCGGGCCCACGAGTCCGGACTGCACGCGAAGGTGCGGTATGAACACGTCCATCCTCACTATCGATCTGGGTACAACCACCGGCTGGGCCTTGCGCTCAAGCCAGGGGCCCATTGCCCACGGCTTCGTCACTTTCAAGCCCCAGCGCTTTGAGGGCGGAGGTATGCGCTACTTGCGCTTTCGGCGGTGGCTAAACGAATTGAAGGCTACCGTGAGCAGCTCCAGTCTGGCAGGGGGAGTCCAGAGTCTGCAGGAGCCCATTGGCGCCGTTTATTTTGAAGAGGTCAGGCGTCACCTTGGCGTGGATGCTGCGCACGTCTATGGCGGTCTACTGGCCACGCTCACGGCTTGGTGTGAGCACCACAACATCGCTTACCAAGGCGTTCCGGTCGGAACGATCAAAAAGCACGCCACCGGCAAAGGCAACGCAGGCAAGGCCGAAGTCATGGCTGCCATGCGAGTGCTCGGTCACCCGGTCACCGATGACAACGAGGCCGATGCGCTGGCGCTCTTGCATTGGGCCATCGACACGCAGGAGGTGTGACGTGAAAGTACCCGCACAACCTTACCGCTGCGCCCTGGCACGGCTGCAGCCCCAAGTGACCGACCTGGATGCTGTCAAACGATCCGGCTGGCTTGAGCAGCACATCCTGGTGGTCAACGCAGAGGATGCCCGTCTGGACTACCTCGAGCGTGAACTGGTGCGACGCATCGGCGAGCGTCTGTACGGCAAGGAAGGACGTCGCCATGGATAGCCTCAAACGCTTCGAGGCGCCCCTCAAACCGCGCTGTGCAGCCTGGACCCCTGATGATGTGTCCGCGCGCTTCTGCGAGGCTGCAGTCACGGCACGACGCCTGCCACCCGTGCGGGTGCAAGGCTACTTCAACTGCTGGCCCGCCTTTGCCCGCAGTGAGTGGGAGGCCTACTCGGCTGACGAGCCAGTGCACCGGTCCATCCCGCCCAGTCCCGAGGACGTTGAGCGCATGCTCGAGACGATGCGTTGGGTGCTGTGGCTGGAGGTTGAGCAACGCCATCTGGTCTGGATGCGGGCGGCACGTTACCGCTGGTACGACATCGGAAAACGCTTTGGCTGTGCCCCCCGCACGGCGCAACGCCGCTGGGAAATTGCCATGTACGTCGTGGCCCACAACCTGACGCAGGGAATTTGGGTGAGGTAGTTGCAGGTAGTTGCGTGCCAGATACAGGTGGTGCGTGCTCCTGTGGGTGGTTGCGGGGAAAACGCGAATTTGAGGGTGTCGCGTTTTACCGAAATTTCGACTACATTTTGTCTATGGTTGCGAAAGATGTGTCTTGCAGCCACCCCTGTTTCTTTTGACCCGCGATGAGCCTGGAAAAACCTGGTTCTCGTGGGTTTTTTTATGCCAGAACGCACATGACCCCACTCCAAATCGAATACCGCGCTGTTGCTGATCTGATCCCGCACGCAAGAAATGCCAAGCAGCACTCCGATGCGCAAGTGGCGCAGATCGCCGCAAGCATTCGCGAGTTTGGATGGGGTGCCCCGGTGATCGTGGATGGAAAAAACAACATAGTTTCCGGCCATGGCAGAGTGCTCGCTGCACGCAAGCTCGGCATGACAGAAGTTCCCGTGGTGCCGATGGCGCATCTCACCGACATCCAGCGCCGCGCGCTGATCCTGGCCGACAACAAAATTGGCGAGAACGCGTCCTGGGATAACGAATTGCTGGGTCTGGAGTTGGCTGAACTGCAGGATGCTGGTTTCGATCTTGAATTGACCGGTTTCTCCGAAGATAAGTGGAATGAATTGATTGCTGGTGATGGCGACCAGGAAGGCCTGACCGATGACGATTCAGTGCCTGAAGTTGGCGAAACTGCCGTCTCCCAATCCGGCGACATCTGGGTGCTGGGCGAGCACAAGCTGCTGTGTGGCGACGCCACCCAGGCTGAAGATTACAAAGCCTTGCTGGGAGACGAGCTGGCTGACATGACGGTCACTGATCCACCCTACGGAGTAAATTATTCAAATAGCGCCAAAGACAAAATGCGTGGCAAGAACCGCCCCATCCTCAACGACAACCTGGGCAGCGAGTTCGCGCCATTCCTTCTGGCCACCTGCCAAAACATCTTAGGCGTGACCAAGGGTGCGGTGTACATCGCCATGAGTTCCTCAGGGCTTGACACACTGCAATCGGCATTTCGCTCTGCTGGTGGCAAATGGTCGACATTTATCATCTGGGCGAAGAACACTTTCACCCTTGGTCGCGCCGACTACCAGCGCCAGTACGAGCCCATCCTCTACGGCTGGAAGGACGGTGCAGACCACTACTGGTGCGGCGCCCGCGACCAGGGTGATGTGTGGCAGATCAAGAAGCCGCACAAGAACGATCTTCATCCAACCATGAAGCCTGTGGAACTGATGGAGCGCGCAGTGCGTAACAGCAGCAAGACCCGCGACATCGTGCTCGACCCGTTCGGCGGTTCCGGCACCACCCTGATCGCCTGCGAGAAAGCAGGCCGTCGAGCGCGGTTGATGGAGCTCGATCCCAAGTACTGCGACGTTATAGTCCGGCGCTGGCAGGACTTCACTGGACAGCAAGCGGTACGTGATGCCGATCAAATCAAGTTTGACGACATGAGTGCGGTTCTGTCTGATGTGGCAGTGGCCGGTGCGCCACTTTGATTGGCGAGGTTAGCCCGCCGGTTTATCGCTTGCAGCCGGCTTGGCAGCTTCCTCGACGTTTGCTTCTGGCTTGTAATCGCCAATCACCTCTTTGAGAGGGCAAAAGCCGACAGCGGGACATTTGTTGCAGGTTGCCATTAAGGCAATTGGGCACAGAGTCATAGGACCCCCTTGTGGTGATGGCCGTACAGAAGGACGCATTTTTCTTGTAACAGCTAAGTGGTTCGAACGCCAGAGGCGTAACCCTGGCCTCAGTCATCCATCCGTTTGAGGTCCCGGTAAAAGTTTTCGTGTGACCCCAGCGTGAGAAGCTTGAGGCTTTGCTCGTCCAATATCCGGTAGCCCAACAGGCACAGCTGATTAGAGATGCGAAACTTGTACACACGAATACCCGCCAGGTCGCCGACTTTAGCATCACCCACCGAAGGGTCGGCGCTGATGGTACGCAGCGCCTCATCGAGCTCCAGTTTTTGTGGTGCGTGCAGCCGTTTGGTGGCCCGCACAAACGAGGGCGTAACGAGCAGTCGCATCAGCTAAAGACGTATTCGCCGACCACGGCCTCCTGGTCCGCCACCAAGAGGTCGCGGATCATAAAGAACGGCAGGTCCGGGTTCTCCTCGGCAATCTTGCCGATCTGGGACCAATACTCGATCTGCTTCGGCGTGGAACGGTGCTGCACTTGTGCACAACTTCTGGCCTGCTCGACCAATTTGTCTGAAAGCTTGACGTTGACAGTCATGTTGGATCCTTATGAAGTGGCTCCATGATAGCGCAAAAGGTTCCAAAAAGGAACCTCTTGTATTGGTCCAACACATCCTGGACTGAGGATGAGATTTAAGGAGGAATTCTACGGGGGAGACGGGCAGATTAGTCAGCGAGGCTGATTTGTTGGGGAATGGCTTGGTGGACAGATGAGGCA